AGTAGTGGTTACAAGGCATATCGCTTTGGTGTTGCTCTTGCTGGTATGCCAGAGGAAAAGATGGATCAAAATGGTCCAACTGGTCTTAAAATGGTAACAATTAGTTATACACCAGCAGAAGAAGAAATACTGGCAAAAACTGCTGCACACTTTAATACACCTCGTGTTCGTTTGACACCAGATGGCAGTGACGAACCAAGTTATGTAAATCAAAAGAGTCCAGTTCCTCAAAATAGTGGTAAAATGAGAAAGAAGAATGGATAATATTACTCAACTCAAAGTTCTTGCTGGTGTTAAGAAGCATACCTTTACTGAAAATGAAGGCATCAATATTAGTTTGACTGGCACAGAAAAGCGAGAATTGGAAAAGAAACATAATATCCAACCTGGCACTCAGGAATGGTTTCAGTTATGGTTCAGTCTTCCTTATTTGACAGGAGAAAAACCAGTATGAGAGCCAAAGAATTTGTTTCCGAACAAATAGCCGATGAACACGAACAAGATCGTTCTGGTGAACATGCAGATTATGAACAACGCGCCATGGCTGGCGCTTATGCAATTCCTGACGCCAGTTATAATTTCTATCAAATGTATCGCTATGGAATCATGATGGCTCGTGCACCTGATCCACAGCCAGATGCTTATGATGACCAAACAAACCTTGGTGATAAACTAATTATTATGCCATATAGTGACGGCGGAATGGAAACAATGTTGGCTGCAAGTAAAGCAACTGGAATGGCAGCAAAAAGTATTAGTCCATATAAAAATACAGATGAAAATCCTGCTGTAAATCGTGTTAGCCCAGTTGCTAAGTTTGTGCCTACTCGTCGTTCTAGTTAATATAATCGCGCCAGCTAGGATGCTTCATATCATAATGAAATTGCTTACGGCGAGCAGTTAGAGTCCAGTAATCTGGTCTAAATGGTTCACGAAGCGGTCGCTTAAACATATTGCCCTTGCGACTATTACATGGAACGCAGCTTGTTACGCAATTTTCCCAATTAGTCGTGCCGCCCTTGCTCAATGGCTTTACATGGTCAATATTTAATTCATGCGGCTCAAATGTTTCAGCACAATACTGACATTGAAACAAATCACGCAAGTACAGGTTTTGACGACTAAAACGCACACCTTTGGTAAAGCTATGATAATCTTTAGTTATGGCAAGCGCAGGTACAAACATAGTCACGGAAGGACTATGAATTTCCCAATCATCATAATATTCAAGAATCTTAATACGATCCATGAAATGGAGCTTGACGCTTTGCTGCCATGGAATTACGCTTAGCGGAAGCCATGAAAGTGGTTGATAGTTAGCGTTTAGAATCAGTGTGTCTGACATATAACTTATTTACTTCTGGTTTATGACAATTTAATAATACTACACATACAAATTATGTCAATAAGTATTTTAATGAAAATTCTAATCATTGGTGATAGTTTTGCTGCAGATTGGGCTGTTAAATATCCTGATTTACAGGGTTGGCCAAATTTGTTATCTAAAAAATATGATGTAACGAATCTAGCACAGGCTGGAGTAAGTGAATATAAGATATACAAGCAGTTATGCAGTGTGAATGTAATAGATTATGATTTGGCAATAGTGGCGCATACTAGTCCATATCGGTTAGTTACTAGAAAACATCCTATACATAGCGATGATATTTTACATGGTAACTGTGATTTAATTTACAGCGATATTGAACATCATAATTTAAAGTCAAAAAATAAATCAAATTTATCGCTTCAAACTGCTTATTGGTTTTTTGCATATCACTATGATGAAGAATATCAAGAAACTGCATATAAGTTATTTCGTGAAAAAATAGAATATCTTTTAACAATACCAACTATTACTATTACTGATTTTGATGACTGGAGCGATATAATCGACCGCTATCGCGGAAAATGCAACCATTTATCGGATGCAGGAAATAATATAATATATGAAAGAATAGTAAGTAAGATAGGAAAACTGGTAATATAAATGGCAAAACCAATAGAAAATAATCTTATACGCAAGCCGCATATAAGAATGCAAATTACGCAGCAAGAGTTAATAGAATTTAGTTTGTGTGCAGACCCTGACACGGGACCAGAATATTTTATTAAAAATTTCTTTTACATTCAGCATCCTACCCGTGGAAGATTAAAACTTAATCCATTTGATTATCAAGAAGAATTACTAAAAAACTATCACGAAAACCGATTTAGTATTAACATGTTAGGTCGCCAAATGGGTAAATCCACACTAGCGGCGGGTTATCTGTTATGGTATGCTATGTTTGTTCCAGATAGCACTATTCTTGTGGCAAGCAACAAATATACTGGTGCACAAGATATTATGCAACGCATTAGATTTGCCTATGAGAATTGTCCAGACCATATTCGTGCTGGCGTAGTTGACTATAATAAGGGTTCGCTTGGATTTGATAATGGTTCACGCATAGTAAGTGCAACAACTACCGAAACTACTGGTCGTGGTATGAGTATTTCACTGCTATACTGTGATGAGTTAGCGTTCGTTCGTCCCACTATTGCAAAAGAGTTCTGGACATCTATTAGTCCTACCCTATCAACTGGTGGTAAAGCAATCATCACTTCTACACCAAACAGTGATGAAGACCAATTTGCTGAAATTTGGAAAGAAGCAAATAAGAAATTTGATGCATTTGGCAATGAAACAAAACTAGGACGCAATGGATTTAGCGCGTTCTTAGCAACATGGGATCGTCATCCAGAACGCGACCAAGATTGGGCAGACCGTGAAACATCTAGCGTTGGTATAGACCGCTTCCGTCGTGAACATAATTGTGAGTTTGTTATCTATGATGAAACTCTTATTGCGCCAGGTATACTCGTAGACTTAAATGGTGTAGACCCAATCGAAAAACAAGGACAAGTTCGTTGGTATGAAAAACCAAAGCGCGATCATGTGTATATTATATCACTTGATCCAAGTCTTGGTACAGGTGGAGACCCTGCTGCTATTCAGGTATTTGATGCTACCACAATGGAACAAGTTGCAGAATGGCAGCATAATCTTACTATTATACAAAAACAAGTGCTTATCATGGCAGAAATATGCAAGTATATCAGAGATACTACAAATGACTCTGGTAATATCTATTATAGCATAGAAAATAATACTATTGGTGAAGCTGCACTTAATGCAGTAGCAGACATAGGTGAAGAAAATATACCAGGAAGCTTTCTAACAGAACCATCTGGCGCTAGCAGTGGTCGTAGATATCGCAAAGGATTTAATACAACACCAAAGAGTAAGATTGCTGCTTGCAGTAAATTTAAACTTTGGTTAGAAACAGGTAAACTTAAACTTCGTAGCAAAAGTTTAATAAGTGAATTGAAAACATATGTGGCACATGGTGTTAGCTATCAAGCTAAAGTTGGAGAAACTGACGATTTGGTTTCTGCTACCTTATTGGCAATAAGAATGATACTGCATCTTCGTGTGTACGACTCTAGAATAAGCAGTGGATTGGCAATGGATGCAGCAGACATCATTCCTCCAATGCCATTTGTAATGCTATAATTGGATAAATAATTTCATGAGCAATATAGATCAAGCTGCAGAAGACCTTTTCTTTAAATTGAGAAATCGTTTTCCAAAAATTAATATGGGCAATGATTCTGGGTCAGACACAGTTGATCCAGAAAAAGCTCGTTTTTTTAATTTTGAGTATGTGGATAAAGAAAGTCAACGCCCTTATGGTAGAATTACCTGTAGTTTAATTGATGGTAGTAGTCTTAAAGTATTCTTTGATACCGCTATTACAGATAGAATGATACCTGCAGATAAGAACTATTGGTACAGATTTCTTAGAGAATTGCGTCGTATGGCAAAAAGTCATATGCTTAATTTTGATGTTCGCGACATTACAAAAGATACTCTTAGCAGACAAGACTTGCAATACATGACCAAACTTAACCCAGAGAAGAAAAAAATGAAAGAATCATTAGAAGAAAGCCGTGTATTATGGCAACGCCGTGGAAAATTCAGCGAAGGAACACTTAATAATGTTCGTATTAATGTTGTCCACAATGAAAAGATGTTGGAAAATACCAATAATCGTTTGCTTAAGGTAGATAGAATTTATCTAGTAAATGAAAATGGTGAAAAGTTCCTCCTTCCATTTAAGAGCGTTGGTGGTGCTAAGGCAATGGCAAACCATGTATCTCGTGGTGGTAACCCATACGATCCACACGGACAGATTATTTCTCGTGCGGTTAGTGAAATGAAGAACCTAAGCCGTTTCACTAGTGTTACTCGTACCCGCACATTTGAAGCAGCAGAAGCAACCGCAGTTATTACTGCTGCACAGCAAATGAAAGAAAGCATTAAGCGCCATTTGAATCGTCTAACTAACAATAGTCGTTCATTCAGTGAAAGTTTAGAGGCACTTAGTGATCTTATTAGTGAAAACACAGAAGATTTAAGTGAAGTTAAGGGCTGGTTTACACAACAAACATATAATGAAAATCTAGACAATTATCTAGCAAGTGCTGCTGGCGCATATCGCAAGTTAAAAGAAAATGCAACTATTGACGAAGCCGCTGGTGCTGTTGAAAAGAAAATTATGGACCCTAACTTTAAGTTAGTTCTTAAGAAAGATGCAGGTCTTGATAAGCTAATGAGCAGCCGTAAATATACCGATACTACTGCGCTATTAACTACTATCCTAGGTGATATTGCAAACCGCCTCATCACACAAGATGGCGATGATGTTGCTAATTTTGCTGCATTGATGGGCGATCTTATTAGCAGTGAAGGCGAAGCATTTGGTCAAAAGCGCGAGCCAGAGTATATTAAAGATAAGAAGCTAGCTATCGTTCTTGCTCAAAAATATATGAAAGATTTAAACGCAATTCGTGATAATCCTGAATACGAAGCAGAAGTTCGTCAAGACCCAATTTCTCGCAAGACTATGAAAGGTCCAGTGAGCGATGAAGCCGATGATTTTGAAGAAAGCATTATGCGTATTGGTGAAGAAGATCACGGCGCAAGCAGTGAAGGTCCAATGAGTGCTGAGCCAGATTATGAAGTTACTGTAAATGGCAAGCCAGTTGATATTCATTCACTAGAAGTTGAAAATCCATACCCAGAAGATTATCCAGATTTTGTTGATGCTTATTTTAGTGCTGGTCAATTTACAGATGGCACTCCAATGAGCGATCAAGAACTTGAGCAATTGGGTAGTGAAAACGGTGACTTACTTCATACAGCAGCGCATGATAATTTTAATGGTATGCATGACGAAGGCATTGAAGAAGGAATTGGCAAGGCTGCATGGGAACTAGGCAAAGGCGCAGTAAAAGTTCCAGCAAAGGCAGTTGGTAGACTTGCTGGTGGCGTAGGCACTGGTATCGCAAATGCTGCTGGTAAAGTAGTAACAGGCGCTCTTAAAGGCGCTGGCGATATTGCTAAAGGTACTGCTAAAGGAGCTTTCGCTGCATTAAAGGGCGCAGGCAAAGATATAGCTGCCACTGCTAAAAATGTAAAACAAGCTTACAAAGAAGATGAACTAAGCGAAGAGCCAAATGAAGGCAACGAGTTCAGTGGCAATCTTGCAAAGGCAAAAGCTGCTGGTAAGAAAGAATTTGAAGTAGATGGCAAAACTTACCCAGTTAAAGAAGAAAAAAAAGAAAAAACAAAGGAAACCCCAATGAAAAAAGATATTGAAGAAATGAGAAAGTTGGCAGGTTTGCCTTTGATGGAAAACTACATCTATGCTCAAGAAGAAGAAAGTGAAGAACACGAAGCTGGTGAAAGCCATGATGAAGAACATGCAGAGCATGAAGGTGGTGAGCCAAGTAGTGATGACAAGGCAGAATATGATCAAGAAGGTCGTATGGCTAAGAGCGATTTGAAGACTGCAAAAGATGCAGCAGATGAACTCCGTTCAATTCTAGATGATGATGAAAACCTACCAGAATGGGTTCAGGCTAAAATTACAAAGGCTGTTGATTATCTAGACACTGCTCGTGACTATATGAAAGACAACGATGTAGAATATACTGCCGAAGCAGCAACCAAGAAGAAGCCAGATGCCGATGGTGATGGCGTTCCAGATTGGGCAGATAAGAAGCCAGGCAAAGATGACAATGCTGACAAGGACGATGATGACAAGTCGGAAAAGAAAGGCATGAGTGCTAAACAAGAAAAATATTTCGGCAAGAAGAACGAATCAGTTAGAGAAAGCCGTACAACCCCTGCCGATCTAAAATGGTTACAAGCAGTAGCAGGAATTATAAACAAATGAATGACGCAATAGCAGATATCAAAAGACTCAGTGGTTTAGTTGAATCACAAACAATAAACGAAGCAAATGTTAATAGCATTGATGATGCCATCAATACCCTTTCAAGTTTAAGACAAATGGCAAAAAATCAACAGTTATCACGCGAATATACTGCTGAACTTGCTAATGATGTTGTTGAGAACTTGTATTCTGTTATCTTATTTTTAGATAAAATTAGAAGAACTGCATAATAATTATTTGAAAGCATTGCCTAATTAAATAGGTTATGCTTTCAAATACATTCTGTTCAAGTCCGTGGATTCATTTAAGAGTTCTGCCCAATGGAAATTATAATACATGTCGATGGGCAGCTAATAAAAATGTTAGCCAAAATATAAACCAAATCAGTTTACAAGAGTTCTATAATGGTTCTGAAATGTCAGAACTTCGCAGTGAATTATTGGATGGAAAAACTCCTTCTATTTGTGCTAGTTGCCAATACGAAGACAAACATAACAAACTAAGTGGCAGACGCAAGCAATTATTAAAAAGTGCGGTTACCGAAGCAGATTTTGATTTAAAAATGCGAGCTAGTCCGCATTATAAACATTTCAAATATAGTTGGGAAAATGCAGGAAAATCTGATTACTATCCAGTAGATTTGCAAATAGATTTAGGAAACATTTGTAACAGTGCTTGCATTATGTGTTCTCCAATGTATAGCAGTCGTCTTGAAAAAGATTATATTAAACTAAACTCATTGGCCGATGATTTATTTGAATTTCCTGTCAATAGTCAAAGTTGGACCAAAAATCCTGAATTGATTGATAAATTTGTTGAAGAGATTGGACAAATCCCCAAGTTAAATTATATACATTTCTTGGGTGGAGAGACGCTATATGATGCAGCTTTCTATGCAATATGCGATAAATTAATAGAAAAAAATTTAGCAAAGGATATTATTGTTGGAACAACTACAAATGCTACAATATACAATGAAAAGATAGAGACATATATTAAAAGTTTTCGTCAATTTCATTTAGGAATTAGTATAGAAAGCGTAACTAATTTAAATGATTATATTAGATATCCAAGTAAAATAGAGTCTGTTCTTGAAATAATTAATAAATTTTCTACATTGAGAAAAGATAATAGGTTATTTTTAAGTTTACGAATAACGCCTAATATTTTTACAATTTATGAATTTGATAAACTTGCTAGGTATATGATAGAATATAATATATCAGCAGAAAGCTGTAATATATTAAACAGACCTAGTGTTCTTCGGATGGAATTAATGCCAGATGATATTAGACAGGAAACAGTAGAACGATTAAAAGCAGTCATAGATGAATATAATTTAATTAAAAATAGTAATTTAGTTAATACAAGAAGCAATAAAACGGTAGATCAAAACATAGCAAATACTATTATAGAATACTATGATTTTATTTTGAACTATAGTATACCAGATAATGCAGAACAAGAACGCAAGAATTTAATTAGATTTTTAAATTCTTTTGAACATTTGAGAAACAATAGGATTATTGATTATGCTCCAAGATACACAGAATTTCTCAGAAATTATGGCTATGGAGACAAGAAACAAGCTACGGATTGACATAGAACTTACGCTGCATCGTGATCCTAGTTTTAAATTTTTTGTTAACAACATCCTATTAACTGAACCAGTAACAACTTTATATTTTGATTTATTAGATGATATACATTTGAGTTATCAATCGTTGAGTAATGCTGGCGCAGTTGAAATACAAAATATCAGTGTAAATGGCAATCAAATATTGCCTAAATATTTACATCTAGCAAGTCCGCCCACCAACTGGATTGAAAAAATCAACCATTGGGACTTTTCAATACCTTCTCCATTTTACAAATGGCATCAAGTTACTACTGGACAAGGAGACGCCTTTTGAATAAGCCGTTGCTCACTGACATAGAAGCATACCCTCAGTATCCATGGGCACGATGGGTTTACAATAAGCTATTATTATCACAGGCACTTGGTTATGAGTGTGCGCCACATGGCATCCTTCCTAAAAAATATCCTGTATTTTCTAAACCTATAATAAATTTAGAAGGTATGGCACTTGGAAGTTGTGTATGGGATAGTGCAGATGATGTTGAATACATACCAGGCCATTTTTGGATGCCATACTTTACTGGCGAACATTGTTCATATGATATTCAGCTTAAAGGCGGCAAAGTAGTATATTGTAAAAAAGCTATCGCACGATTAAGCAACGATCATAAAGTAATTGAACACTGGCTTATTGTAAATGGCGATTTAGAAGAAGCAGAGTTGCTGTGGAAAAATTTGTTGCCAGAGTTTAGTGGACATGTAAACTTTGAAACAATGGGCGGCAACATATTTGAAGTTCACCTGCGATGGGCAGCAGAATGGTATGATTGGTATGATAATGGAATGTTATTGTTTTATAGTGTACCAGTATGGTGGGAAACACTGCCACAATCATTTGATATTGACATAAGCCGTCCAGAAACAGTATTAATTAAAGATGTTAGTGGCGATATTACTAATAATAGCCTACAGTATAAGCGCAGTCACATAATATTAAGTGAGTCATTGACAATGGCGCGACGCGCCCGTGATGAAATTATTTCTGCGAATACGAAAAAATAAATTGACAATACTTTTACTTCGATGTATAAATAGATATATGCAGTGGAAATAACTCCATTGTATTTGGCACATATGGCAAAAAGGAAAATACATTATGGCTTCATTGGCAGAAATCCGTGCGAAACTCGCACAGCAAGAAACCCGCAATAGCGGAAGTAACGGCGGCGGTCGTGATAACGCAGTTTACCCTCATTGGAATATCCCAGAAAATTCAACAGCGCGTATTAGGTTCTTGCCTGATGGCGATGAAAAGAATGATTTTTTCTGGGTCGAACGAGCAATGATTCGCTTGCCTTTCGCAGGTGTTAAGGGTCAGATGAACAGCAAGCCTGTTGTTGTTCAAGTGCCTTGCGTAGAAATGTGGGACGAGGTATGCCCAATTCTTACCGAGGTTCGCACATGGTTCAAGGACAAGAGCCTTGAAGATATGGGCCGTAAGTATTGGAAGAAGCGTTCTTATATCTTCCAAGGTATCGTTCGTGATAACCCACTGGTTGAAGAGAACACTCCAGAGAATCCAATTCGTCGGTTTGTTATTAGCCCCAGCATTTATCCATTGATCATTGCTGCATTGAAAGACCCAGACATTGATGAACTGCCAACAGACTATATTCGTGGTCTGGATTTCAACATCACTAAAACGAGCAAGGGTCAGTATGCAGACTATGCTACCAGCAAGTGGGCGCGTAAGGAGTCTGGGTTGTCTCAGACAGAGTTGGCTGCGATTGAATCTTTTGGTCTGCATGACCTTAAGAGTTTCCTTCCAAAGAAGCCTGGTCCTGATGAACTTAAGATCATCAAGGAGATGTTTGAGGCATCTGTAGACGGCGCTACCTACGATGAGAATCGTTGGGGTCAGTACTACAAGCCTACTGGTGCATTTACTAACCCAGACGCAGCAGATGACCTTCCTGCTGTTCCCGCCGCACGACCAACTGTAGCTTACAGTCGTCCAGCGGCAGTTCAAGAGGATGTTCCTTTTGATACAGATGACACTCCTGTGGCATCTGCTCCAGTATCTGTTGCCCCAAAGGGCGATAGCAATGCTCGTGCTGCTGAAATTCTCAGCATGATTCGCAATCGCAAGACTGCAGAATAATAGCACATTAAGGGACAGGATTATTGACAATCCTGTCCCATTTTTATATAATAATTGAATAATTTAACAAAGGCACAATCATGGCTAAACCATTTGACATATCAAAGTTTCGTAAAGACCTGACGAAGGCAATTCCAGGTATGAGCGTTGGATATAATGATCCAACTGACTGGGTTTCTACAGGCAATTATACTCTCAATTATCGTATCAGTGGTGACTTTAATAAGGGTATTCCCCTTGGAAAGGTAACAGTATTTGCTGGTGAAAGCGGCGCAGGTAAAAGTTACATTTGTAGCGGTAACATTGTTAAGAATGCACAGGATCAGGGAATTTATGTCATTCTTATTGATACTGAAAACGCGCTTGATGAAGATTGGCTAAAAGCACTTGGCGTTAAGACTGATGAAGATCATCTTCTTAAACTTAATATGGCAATGATTGATGATGTTGCTA